TAGCGGATTATACATCTTGATATGCTTTACTTCTGATGCACCTGTTACAGAATCTGCCCCATAAGTTTTTACCACTTTACCATTGATTATATATTCAAAACCTTCTGGATTAGCTGTTTTACCTGATTTTATCCTTACTCTGTCTGGTCTAAGTAAATACAATTCTCTGGGTACACCTGCAACTTCTGATACTTGTGCATAGGAATTGCCAGATATTAGTAGAAACGAATACAAAGATTGGAAATATTCAACACCTGCTTGCATCGGATTAGGCTTCTTGAGTAGTGACAAAATAGGATGTTGGTCAAGTTCCATCTCACCTTGAAATGCCTTGAAACCGATAGATGCCGCACCGTTGGCTATTTCGTTAACACATCGATAAACGATGGCATTTTGAGAATATCCTTCATCTGCATAGTTCTCGTAATTATCCCTGCGACTGTAAGAGTACCCTGTTGTATTTAAAACAACTTGCGGTGCTTCTTTTGTCTCCATTGATGGTCTTCTGCGTAAAAAATCAAATAAACCCATTAGCTTATCCTCCAGTAAGCCTTACCACTGGACAGGCTAAGTTCCGTTAAAGCCCAAACGAGGGCATCCATTCGATCAGGTGATTTCTTGGTTGTTGGTGTAAAGAAACACATCTGATCTTCTAGTTCTGGGAAAGAGCCGACATGATGAACCTTACCTTGTTCATACAAGGCGGCAATAGGTTCTGCCCTTACAATCTTACCTCGACTTGCATTAACAGGTGTATATGGTACTTGATTATCTATGTTTCGCAACAACCTCTCCACCAAATCACCCCCATTGTTAACCTCTGCAACTATCCTGTCTGCGTTATGGCGATAATATGCCTCTATCGCCTTTTTACCCCAAGCATCAGGCGAGTATTTACCTGATAGATCATCTATAACATAAAAACGCCCATCATTGCTACTACCACAAACAATTATACCTGTTTCATCAGATGTTTCTGTGTTTGTAACAGCAGGATCGATGGCAACCACTACCCTTCGATATTCAACACTGGACTCTCGACTAATACGAGAAGAATCAATCATTCCGTAATTCCATAATGCGCCCTCCTGTTCTTCTAAGATATCAGCATACAATTCTTGTCTGCCAAGTCGTGTACCTTCATACTTGTCTTTGAGTTGTTGCAACGCTGACTCAGCAAGGTTCTTATAGTTTTCAAAGGTTGATCCTTTGGTCAAATGGACATCTTGACCTTCCCTCTTGGCTAATCCAACTATTAAAGGTGTAGCTCTAGGCGTTGTAGTAATGACTAATCTTGGATCATCCCCCAATCGTAGTCCAAACATCATCTGGTCAAAGGATTCTGAATATCTCCAAGCCGCAACCTCATCAGCCCATATTCTGTGAAACTGCGGTCCTCTAAGTCTATCTGGCTCGATGGCGGCAAAACCTTGTATGATTGAACCATTCCACAAGGATATTTCCATATTAGATTTATTGTAGGATTCGGATCGTGATACTAAAAAACAGGCATCTGGAATACATTTTAGAAGTCCACTATCCCCCTCAAAGCAAACCCTTCTTAAATCGCCCTGTGTGGGGGCTACAACGCCACAACGAACATTTGGGTGCGATAATGCATAAGACACTATGTCTTGCGCTCCTGTGCGTGTTTTACCCCAACCTCGCCCTGCTAATATTAACCAGATAGACCAATCGCCCTCTGGCGTATATTGTTTCTTTCTGGATATTGTTGCCCACTGTGCAAACGCAAAAAAAGCAGATTTCTCTGCTTCAGTATCTAAATTAGTTGCTATTTCTTCCAGTTTTTTAATGTTTTTTAAATCCATTTGACCATCAGGCATTATCTTCATCTGCCTTATTTCTTGCCATCTTTGCAATCATGTCAAATGCTTGTGTGAGTTTTTCACTAGATTTATCTTCTGTCACAAGATCGTGTTTATCCCTCTGACCTAACAATTGCTTGCCAAGCCATATTGCCATTGTTGGATTAGAATCATCATTCATGATCTGGAACTGCTTACGCCTAACAGAAATCATTCCCTCTTTTCTGCCTTTATCGATTATCTCTTTGAGATTTTTATCAGCACTAACTCTATCTTCTAAAGTGCGTAGAGGCATTCTGAGAACAGCGGCTATTTCTGGCATCGTACAGTTTAACACACAAAGCTCTTCTAACTTCTTTGGGTCAATGTGTGTTTTGGGTCTACCAACTGGATTTTTCTTTTTCTTGTCCATGCTTTTTTATATACCACGGAAATTATTTATTTCCAATAAAAGGGGATAGGCGATTGTGAACCTACCCCCTTGATCGAGGAACAACCACGAACCTCTATTGGAGAATCAAAATGAAAAGATCGCTAAGTGGGATCGTGAGTGTGTCATGAACCTAGCAAACACTTCAGTCTAATTTAATCATTTCTATCATTTTCTTTAAGAAAAGTCTATTTACAATTTCATTTTCTCTTGCTTTGGCTTGATGTAATGTACTTGAAACAAAGATGACTGCGTTTCTTCACGTTTTAAGCGTTCTACAGCCACATCAAAGTAATCTGGGTTCATTTCTATACCTGTAGCACTTAGACCCATTCTATGGGCTGATATGAGCGTTGTACCGCTACCCATAAAGGGATCAAGTATTATATCTTCTGGTTGCACAAAATCTCTTATTATCTCACTCATAAGCCTGTGAGGTTTTTCTGTGGGGTGTCTACCATCTCTATCGGAGGGATTTACAAAATGCGTATAAACGCCACGCTTACCACCAGAGTTCCATTTTGAATGACCTTGACCACACCAAGCCGTGACAAAACATTCAAACCCCTGTGCAGGGCATTGACCATTTAACTGTGGGGTACAGTCAGGTTTCACCCACGCACAAGCTCTTTTATACTTCATCTGAGACTCATTGATTGCCTCTGCCCAATAAGCTGTACCCTGGACAGTACAAAACACAATGAACCATTTTAAAACAATTTGTGAAGATAATTTAATAAACTCATGTCTAATATTATCTATACCATTGAAATCTAACGCTTGTAGTTCTCTTCTCCCATCTGTTCTCAATCCTCTATGGTCTTTATTTGGACTATTTACCTGACTAGATTTTGAATCATGCATTCTCTGTTCGTAGGGTGGATCAGATATTAAATGATCAAAATGATCCAACTCTGGCATAATCTCCAGACTATTCCCTAAAATAAGAGTTTGGTTAGCTATTTTTTTTATCATCTTTCACCTTCTTCATGATAACTGCATACTGCCCATGATGCCCTTTAATATCACACTGAAACACCCAACCAAACTTTCGATATTGATCAACATTTTCATGCGGAACATATCTATAAACAACTTTATCACTAAGCCGCATCTGTGTCTGCATTATTAGCAATCTCACAATAAATGCGCTGAGTGTTAGAATATCTGAAATGTGCTTGACCAATCGAACCATAAAGCCCTTGTTCCCTCACCTTGCGAGTAATTACCATTGTCTCATTTTGCTCAAAATCCCTATGAATTACCAAACCAACATCTGCCATATTATTCCAATGCGCTGAACCACTTACATCATATAAACTTGGCGCAGGGATAACCCCTTCAGAATTTCGTTGCATTTTTGCAGGGTGCGCTACCATCCACATCGCTACATTGTGCCTCCTACAGAATTGCTTACACGCTGAAATCAAATCCCTTATGTGTTCGTCTTCTCTTTTGGTGTTTTGTCTAGTTGAGTCAATCTCGTTATAAGGATCAATAATTATGCCTTTTACCCCATGCCTGAGACAGGCAACTCGCATTTTAGCTAACAGCCAATCAATATTCGGAATGATATCCCTACTTTCGATAAAATAAAACTTGTCTTTTAAAAATGCCAATGCAGTTCCAAGCTCATTGACACTCATCCGTTCTGTGATACCAATATCAAATGGTTTTTTTGTCACCTTTTCGGACAATCTTCTAAGATGATTTGCAGTCGAATGTTCTGGGCTGAATATTGCAAATCTCCAGTTTTCATTCTGCGCTAAGTTTATAGCGATTTGATCGATAAAATTTGACTTACCGTGATTTGGAACACCAGTCACAAGGCAAAATGTAGATGGCATCACCTTGTAAATTTCATCGAGATTTTGAAACCCTGTTGATACTGGCTTTTGAATATTACCTTGGTAGATATTAAAGACCTCTGCTTCATAATCTGTGGCAGTATAAATCCCCTCTACTGGGCAAGGCGTTCTTGATTTAATCATATACTTGAGCGCATCAGCCCCATGTGTCATCAGCACTTCATTTGCATCTTTGGTTACAATATCAAACGCATCTGGAAATGTGACTGTGGAACATCTGTCTTTTCCAAACCGATGCAACAGTTCCAATTGTAATGACTTCCCTGCCTCATCATTATCAACAGCTATGATTATTTCATCTGCTTGGTCAATCCATTCTGCTGACTTCAACGCTTGAAATCGCTTATCATCTGGGTCAAACTTCGCTGTCTTTGGTGCGCCATCTGGTAGCGATACTGCGTGTG